CTGTATAAGGTCTAGTAAAAGACCTTGTAGTTTTTGTTTATTTTTAAGTCTCTCGTACATCCTATACTCTAGGTCTGTTGACTCTATGTGTATGACGTTAGAGACATGTTTCTTACCTATCCTTTCAATACGACCATTCGCTTGAATGTACTGCTCGTTGCTAGTCACTGGCCCATACCACACCACAGTAGATGCAGAGGTAAGAGTTAGACCATGTGCCATAGTCGCAGGGTGAGCAATTAGTACATGTGGATTCTTTTCATTCTGAAAGTTATGAAAGATAGTGTTACGTTTTGAAGCTGATACCTCTCCATTAACAACAGCTACCTCCCAGTTCTTTGAGAGTTCTCTTTCCAACATGTTTAATGTTCCTGTAAGGGGAACAAAAACTATAACCTTACCTCCAACTTCTTCTATAATCTCCTTAACAACTTTGACTCTTGGCGAACAATCTACTTCGATATGCCTGCCATCATCTCCGTACACTACACCACAACTTATCTGCACAAGTTTCTGTAGCTTCACGGCTTCATTGACAGCAGTGATTGTTCCTTCTTCTTCAAGCTGTGTTACAAAATGTTTCAGCATTATTGAGTAATGCTTCTTCTGTTCGGGGGTGAGGTCTATCTTTCTTGTCTGATAGACTGTATCGGGTAGGTCAAAGCACTCATCTCTTGTATACCTAACAGCAGGATACAGGATGTGCTTTACTGTTTCTATTGAGTCGGGTCTTGGTATCCACTTCCACTGGCCTATCTTCATCATCACAGCTTCTCTGAAAGCAGTATATGTTTTGGTACAGTGTGGACTATCCACTAGCTTAGCTAATGCCCAAGCATCGGTGGGGTCATTCGGGGTGGGTGTACCTGTCATCAACCACAAACGTGTTCTCGGGTGTTTGTCCATAAACTTCCTGAGCGTCTTGAATCTGTTTGTTGATGGGTTTCTAAGAACGGCGGCTTCATCTACAATAACAAGGTCAAACATGTTGACAGCATCATCGGATATAATATTGAAACCATCGTGATTAATAATATAGAAGTCTGCTTCTGTCTTGAGTAGCTTCTTTCTTCTTGCACTTGTTCCATGCAAGGTTACTGATGTACGATTAGGGAAGTTCATAAAAATACCATCTCCCCACACTCTCTCAAGTGTAGACAGTGGTGATATAATTAGAACCTTCTTAATCTCTCCTATCTCCATGAGATAATCTGATGCCCACAATGCTGACTGTGTTTTACCAGTTCCTATCTCATTAAGTACCAATGCCTTTCTGTGCATAGTAAGGAAAGCAGAAGTCATTCTCTGATGTTCGTATGGGGTATAACGACCTGTCCAGTCGTAGTAGTGTAAGATCGGTGATGGTGCTTTGAACCCTAGGTTACGCAGTACCTTTACTTCGTCTAGCTTATGTGGTGCTACAACAAGTTCTGCTCCGTCATACTTTAGCATGCGAGCTGTAGGTATAGTTTGCAATATCTGATTAGGGTGCTTTGGCTTGATAGCAAGAGCCTTCGCTTGTTCAATAACTATCATTTGTTATCTCTCCAAAAACTTCTGCAATCCTGTGCCTTCTCTATATAGTCTACAACCTCCTGTATAGTTTCTTCACTGTAGACTAAAAAACATTTACCACCATTCATCTCTATGTCCTCCATTGTTTTGGTTTGCAATGCAGTCGGCTTCTTTGTTTTATCAGCCTTGCATTCTATACCTACAAATTTACCCTCGACTATGGCTACCCTGTCGGGTATGCCTGCCTTACCGAAAGGCCCACTCTGTGGACTGTAAAACCAAACACCAAGTTCTTTTAACTTCTTATCTAACTTGCGTTTAATTTTTCCCTCGGGGGTATTACTCATAATATAATTATCTTTACATATATGTCAAGTTGAATATTCACAAATATTTTTTGCAGGGCAAAACCTACATAAACCACTAGGTTTTGGTGGCCAATTATTGTTTGCAAATGATTGATTAATCCGTTCTGTTTTACTCAATAACTTTACCCACATGTCATCTGTATCTACTCTACTATATGTATGTGAGTCTAGTGCCATATCCTTTAACCATACAAAGGTTGACTGGACTTTCTTTATGTTTGGGAAATGTTGAAACACCTGCAACGCAAACATCTCTAGCTGTGAGAAGTCGGGTCTACGTTTACCTGTCTTCCAATCCATAACGATAGCTTTATCATCAAACAAAATAAGAACATCAAGTATGGATCGTAGCCAAGCATCCTTCTCCCACCAAGTTGTTGGTGTAAGGTTTTCATTTAGTGTTAGCTTCTGCTCTACCTGTAAAGTTCCACCCATGTCCTCTATGCTTTTACATAGAGGTTCATAGGCTTCTGACTCAGTGGGTAATGCCACCTGTTTATCTAGTCTGTGTTCAAGTGCTTCGTGTACTCGTTCACCATAGATAGTGGCATCACTACCTGTATCCTTTACTTCTTTAGTTACCCTCTGATGGTAGTATCGTTTAGGGCAGTTCTCGTACATCTTAATAGACGAGAATGAATGTGATAATGTCATGTAGACATCCTTCTCATTATGTCATACTTCAGCATCTCAAGTATAGCTACGGTCTCTGTACTGTTATCTAGTATACTAGAAAACCTTACATACTCTCCGTCTAACTTTACCATGACAAGTACCTCTTCTGCCGAGGGGTTCTCCTTCACGGCATCGGATACCTTGCCAAGTATCTCAAGTATCCTTTGTTTCTTATTATTATGTGCCTTAAATTCGTTAGGCAGTTCGTCTTCATTTATCATTTCGCTTCTCCATAATTATAGCCTACACCCGACTCGCATGCAACAGGCAAGTCCTTCGCCCAGCGCGGTGGTGAAGACATCTTCCTCTCAACAAGTTGTCGTGCGTGTGTTGTGTCGTGTTCCCGGGCCGTGATAATAACTTCATCATGTACTTGAAAAGCAACATGATATGACTGTCCGATTGATGCCATCTGTTCTGCGACTACAATCCTAGCCAAAGCCTGTACCACATTCTCTGTAACTTTACCTCCGTAAATCCTAGTCCAGTCAATCTTCTGCTGTTCACCAGTCATCAATCTTTTCTGTGTAAGTTTACGGAAAGTCCTAGCGTCAGATATGTATTCGAAACCATCAGCCGTATTACGCAACGCATTGTATTTTATTCTCAGTCCATTAGGTAAAACTATACCATCCTTATCATAAGGTAGTAAGTCACATATGTTACCCGATGCACCCGACACCATACCATTCAGAGCATGACCACAGCTATGCCATAGTGATACTATCTTATGGTTCTTTTGTCGGTATAAGTTTACAATACGTTTGGCTTCGTTCTCATCTATATCTACAGCAATACCACCTTGCCCAAGAGCAAGAGTGGCTCTAAACTTTACATGACCCATACCATACCCGAGTCCTAAGATACAAGTTTTCCCTACAAACCTTTGAATCTTATCGTCTTTTGTAACTTTCTTACCATAGACTTCAGATGCAAATTCACTGTACACATCTCTGCCCTCACGGAACGCTTGCACAAGATCATCTTGTCCTGCAATGTACGCAACCATACGGGCTTCTATCTGTGATGAATCACAAGCAACCAAGACATGACCTTCGGGTGCAGTAATAGCCTTACGAATCGCACCATTCCTAGGTAGGTTCTGTAAGTTCAGCTTATCACCACCACTAAATCTACCTGTATGTGCGCCATAATAGTTGAGCATAATAGGTAATGCTCCCCTGTCTGCCACCTTCATAAGGTTCTCAGTCCTAGTCTCTTCGATGGTAGACTTTGTACCAAGTCTTGCCGCCACTAGAGTCTGAACCTTTGGGTTAGGGTGGTCGAGCAAAGCAGTAAACTCTTTGTCTGTCTTTGCAAACGCATAGGTTTCTTTACCAGTGCGTAGGCTAGTCTTCATCGGTGGTTCTACACCAACAGTTTCTAGTATCTTTGCAAAGATTTGATTAGACATCAAAGCCTTCTTAACTCTATCCTCACTAATACCTTTAAGTGCTAGTGATTCAATCAGTTGCTTCTTGTCATCCTTAACCTTTTGTAGATGGTCAGATAAAACCTGCCTGTCTAGTTGTATAGTAGGCTCAGTATACATACGGATTGTTTGGTCTATAATCATAAGTTCAGACACAGGTACTTTATGTCTTAGCTTTTGGTATAGTTTGTATGTCAAGTTTATATCCTGCAAACAATAGTCAGCATACCTGTCAAGTTCTTGTGGTGAGAAGTCTTTGCGTTTCTTACCAAGACCTTGTATAATCTCATCCCCTTTTTGACCAAGGTTATAGAAGTTTGCTAATGCCTTGAGAGAACCCCCCACATTTGCATGATGGAATGGTCTAGCCATAGACAAAGTATCAAACCAAAACTTAGGCTTGATACCATACAACCAAGATAGAATAGCACCATCGAACACAGTATTGTGTGCAAGGATAGCATCTTCCGAATAGTCTAGTGAGTTCAGAAACCTACCGACATCCTCCCCACTATACCAATCGGGTGGGTTATCATCTACCTTTATACCTACACCAATAACCTCAAACCTTGGGTCTCTGATGTAGGCTTCAGTTGTCATCTTAGATAGGGAATACTCACGACTATAGTACGTTTCAAAGTCAATCGTGATTACTCTCATCTAGTCCTCCCCTTGTTTATTGTGGGAACTTGTTCTCCTGCTAATGCACCATAGCCACATGTGTCCACATAGTTATCTACATTAGTAGGGTTCTCAGTAGTTCTAGCAATCTTATACAATACCATCATCATGGGTACTTCATGGGGGAAGATATCCACCCCCAAGTATGTACTCCATAAATCTGCT